TCACGTCCTCGACCGCGGCCTCGACTTATGCGACCATCGCCCAAGGCCAGCCTACCTCGGGCTCGGTCGGGCAGGTGCTGACCAAGAACTCGGGCACGAACTACGACTCCTACTGGGCTACCCCTGTCATCGGAGACAAGTATTACACGACCTCGACGACTTCCTTGGCGATTGGGACCGGCACCAAATCCCTAACGGTCGGAACCGGGCTTTCTTACACGACCCAGCAGACCGTCATCGTGGCCTACGACGCCGCTAACCATATGCACGCCACCGTCACGAGCTACAACTCGTCGACCGGCGCGATGGTCATCAGCGTCTCCCAGAAATCGGGTAGCGGCACCTATTCTTCCTGGACGGTCAACGTGGGCGGTGTCGTCTCCGGATCGTGGGGAAGTATCACCGGCACGCTCTCCGACCAGACCGACTTGCAGACGGCGCTGAACGCCAAACTCGACAGCGCGACCGCGGTTTCGACTTATGCTCCGCTTGCCTCGCCTTCGTTGACCGGCACGCCTTTGGCTCCGACGGCGGCCGCCAACACGAACACGACGCAACTTGCGACGACGGCTTTCGTCCTCGGCCAAGGCAACGCCACCGCGGGGACGATTGCCATGAACGGCACGCAGGCCGCTGGCACGTCTAACCTCTACGCCAGGGCTGATCACATCCATCCGACGGATACCAGCAGGGCCGCCTTGGCCTCGCCTACGTTTACGGGCACGCCCCTGTCCACGACTGCCGCGGTCGATACCAACACCACGCAGATCGCGACTACTGCCTATGTGTTCGGTCAGGGTTACGCCAAGCTCGCAAGCCCGACCTTCACCGGCACGCCCACCCTTCCGACTGGCACAATCGCCACGACCCAGACCGCTGGCAACAACACCACGGCGGTCGCCACCACGGCGTTCGTCACGTCGGCGGTTCCGGCGTTTGCGGCGCTCACGGATGTCATCGCCAATCCATCGGTCACAACGACTAGCCTTAACCCGTCGCTTATCCCGTGGCTCATGGCGAACGCCAACGTCCGCTATTTCGGCAACCTTGGATTTTCGTCTAACTCCGGTGGCGGTGCATCTAATTACGGCATTACCCGCGAAGTCTATACTACGGCTGCAAGCCAACGTGCGACCTGGATGGATAGCCTTTATGGCTATGCTTCCTATGGCATGAGGTCTGCGTCCGATGTGGCTAACATCAATTTCTCCAAGAAACTTTGGTTGTTCGGCATCTATTTTCCGTCTGCTGGCAATACGGGCACCAACTATTACGGCGACGCTAACACCGTTTCTCGTATTAACATCGGTGGTCGCTCTGCTAATTCAACGGGCGGACTTACCCAGAAAGGCATCGGCCTGTTTAAGGTCGGAGGCACTGGCACGGCTATCAACCTTACCGTCCACAACGGCACCACACTTACTTCGGTCTCCTCGGGCATCACGAACGCATCCGGTCAGTCTTTTAAGTATCTGATCTATTCCGACGGTACCGGAAACGTAACCCTTTACATCAACGGCACCAGCGTCGCTACGACCAGTCTTGGGCCTACAGGTTCAACGGTTTCTGGCTACTCCATCTACGAAGAACAGGTCGAGACCAGCGCAACCTTTTCCGTTGGACAAGCAATGATTGTCAGTTCCGCAGGACTTATCATCGAACGCTAATGACCTCTTACAAAATATACTACGCTGGAAAGCCTCAACTTGGCGACCCTTACGGCCTAATGCACTCAGTGTTTTCGGCTACTCCGCTTGGCGACCCTTACGCCCCATGCTCTGACGGCGTGTCCGTCACCGTCACCTTCGAAACCCCGCAGACCCCCGCCGACCTCGGCCCGCTCGTCAAAGTCGAACTCATCCCATCGCCATGATCACCATCATCGTCTCCCTCCTCATCGGCTTCATTGGCGGCTTCATCGCTGGCATCAAGAACGCCAAGTCTGCCAAGGTCGAGAAGGCCGTGGACATCCTGAAGGCCCTCAAGGGCAAGGACTGACCATGCGCGCGCTCCTGGTCATCTCCCTCCTGATGGCCGGGTGCAGCACGTCACGACCTGCCCTGCCCGAGCAGCCGAACGCCCCGACCTCCGAGGGCATCGTGGCCGCCGTCGGCAAGCAGTGGGACACTGCCGATCAGAAGGTCGCCGCCTCGGTCAGCATCGCTCGCGAGAACGCAGACCGTCCAGACATCGTCCGCTCTGAGACGACCGTAGCCCTGTCGTTTCTCCCGCCCCCTGAGTCAGGGGAACTCGCCCTTGCCCGGGCGCGCGCCGCCAAGGCTGACCAGAAGGACTACGCTCAGGCCACCGCCTTCGGGAAGACCCTGCTCGCCTCTATCGATAAAAACTGGGCCAAGGTCGAAGCCGACAACAAGGAAGCCCTCCGCGTCTCTCAGCTGAAGGACGCCCGCATCGCTGAACTGACCGCCGAGGTCGAGCGCGTGAAGCGTGAGGCCTCCGCTAATCTCTGGACGATGGCAGGCGTAGGCATCGCGGCCCTGGGCGCCATCGCCATGGTCTTCGCCGGTCCCCGCATCGGTGCGACCCTACTCGTCTCAGGTGCAGCCATCGGAGCGTTCCCCCTCATAGTCGACTCTGAGTACTTCTCCTACATCGTCGGCACTACTCTGGCCTTGGCCGCTGGCCTTGGCATCTATTGGCTTTGGGACCGAGTACGCGACAGCGCTAACGCCCCCTATGAGCCGCCGCAAAAATAAAGTGAAGGTCATCTGGCGTAAACTCGGCAAGGAGAAGGCATGGGGTCAGGCCACGATCGGCGAAGGACTGGTCGAGGTTGATCCAAGGCTTGGCGCCAAGCGTCAGCTCGAAGTCCTAATTCATGAGGTTACTCACCTCTGCCATCCGGGCATGAGCGAGGCCGAAGTCGACCGCACTGGGAAGATGATTAGCCGCGTCCTCTGGGCTGAGAACTACCGCAGAGTAGTCCTCGCCCCCAACGCCAAGCCCCCGCGCATCTCGTGACCACCGAGACCTTCACGACCATCGTCGTCCCTGGCATCGCTTCGGCTGCCTACCTGTCCGCGAGCATCGCCTGCTTCATCGCCCATCGCCCTGCTTTGGCCGTCATGTGGCTCTGCTACTCCATCGCCAACGTCTGCCTCCTCTCGACCGTCCTCCGCAAATGAGTCCGCCCCCTCCGCCCATCGACCCGGAGTCGTTCCCGAAGGAACTGAAGGACGGTGTCATCGCTTCTATCCTGGGCGGCCTAGCCATGACGGCCCGCTTGCTCCTCTCGCAGGAGCCGGTCTCCGTGGGCTGGGTCATCCGCCGCGTCCTCGCCGCCGCTATCACTGCGGCCCTAGTCGGTTACGCCATCACGGATCACATCCAAAGCCCCGGTCTTCGCATGGGCGTCGTTGGTGCCGCCGGTTACGCAGCGCCTGAGTGCCTCGACTACCTAATGCGCTACATCAAGAACAAGGGAGACGCGGAGGTCGGCCCTGCTGCAAAAAAACCCAATGGCAAAAGCAAAGCCCCAGGCAAAGCAAAGCGGAAGCACTAACCTGCTCCTCGCGGTTACGATGCTCACGGGCTTCGCTGGCGTGGCGGCCCTGTCGTCGGCCTATATCTCCGGCTATGTCCTCGACACCCTCCAATCTCGGGACGCCCTGGTCATGATCGTCACGGACGCGGGCATCAAGTCCGACTCGGCCACCGTCGAGCAGGGTCTCTCAGCTGCGACCCTAGCCCTGAAGGCCGTCCGCGACCTTGGCTGGGCCTTGGCCGTGGGGTGCCTAGGGGTGGGGGTAGCGGTCTTCTTACGCTCCCGCCGTCAAAAGGCTTCCTAGGGCCAGCCAGAGGGGTCTATTGCCCCTTGACGGAGCGACACCTAGGGGCATATTGGAACCCATAACGGCCCCTGCCTCTGTCTGACGAGACAAGTGGGGGTCTTCTTTTATGCCTATGCGGAAAGGTGCTTGACCAATGCAATACAGTCGGGCAAGGTGCTTGCCTTCCCCATGCCTATGAAACTCATCCTCGCCCTCCTCGCTGGCCTCGCGCTGGCCCTGTACATCCTGCTGCTGTCCGATGGCCCCAGCCTGCTCGACATCATCAACCGCTTCTAATTTCCCACCATGCCCAACGCACACCACCCATACACCGACACGCTGACCTTCGCCGGTCGCCCTATCACCCTCAAGCGCCCGATGGCCGAGTTCGCAGCTCGACGCCTTCAGGCCATCCTTCCGCAGATCGCCGCGCTCAATGCCGCCGGCAAGTCGCAGGGCGATGCCGCCGCCGCGCTCGAGACCACCGTCACCACCCTGCGTCACTGGCTTGACATGACCGGCACGACTTGGGTCAACGTCAAGCGCCGTGGCCCTTACTCCTCCCGTGCCTGACCCTCTCGCCCACTCCCCCGACATGATCACCACCATCCGACCGAACAAGATGCCCACCTTATGGTGGCTCTTCCCGTGGGCTTACGCTCGCACCCTGCACATGAGCGCCAACGCCGTGAAGGCCTACGCTGACCGCCTCGACGACATCCTGGACCTTCAGCGCCGCACCATCGCCAAGCAGGCCGCCGACATCAAACTGCTACAGGCCCGCGTCCGCGATCAGGACGACGCCATCATCAAGGGCACGGCCATCACCCCCGACGCTTACCCCCATGAGTAACTTCCAGCACCTCGAGGGGATGCGTAACCTCCTAGCCGAAATCTACGAGGTCAATGAGCGCATCATGACCGGGGACATCGTCTCGGCCAAGGTGAAGAAGATACTGACGCACTACCACGAAGCCCTGCACGAAGACGGCGCCGTGAAGGTATCGCTCCAGGCATACGTCGCGGCGGGTGGCTGGGTCGGCATCACCTACTCCTACGAGCTCGACGGCTTCGAGGTCGCCGGATCACAAGTGCCGAGACGCGTATGAGCGAAGCGAAGCGATACAGACTCGACCCAGAATCATATCTGGCTGAGCACCCACAGGGCGACTTTGTTGACTATCAAGACTACGCCCGCCTCAAGGCCGAGGTCGAGAGGCTGACCAAGGTCGGAGATGCGATGGCTGATTACTTGTTTGACGCACCTTTCCCTTGTCGTGTTTTTTATCATAAATGGAACGCCGCCAAGGAGGGAAAGCAGCCGTGAGCGACGAAATTATAAAGTCCCTTAAGGTTATGCAGACATACGACTCTGAAACAGGTTTGGTTGTGCTTACCGTTACCTTGGATGATTTAAACAAGGTTTTAAAAACAATGGATAAGCAAGCCAAGCTGATGAATCAACGACTTGAGCGGCTGACCAAGGCTGGCGATGAACTTCACGCCTTCCTCATTAACTACATTGTCGAGAGCCGCATCTCATCGGCATACCTTAATAAACTGGACGATAAATGGCTCGCCGCCAAGGAGGGCAAGGGCCAGCCGTGACCCGCCCCTTCTCGATCGTCGCCCTATTCCTCCTCGGCTTCAATTCCGCTGCGGCCTCCGACGCCACCTTCCTCGAGGCCGTCGCCCAGGTCGAGTCCGGCATGGATCGCAAAGCCGTCGGCAAAGCCGGAGAGCGGGGAATGTATCAGCTGAAGAAGGCCGCTTGGGACGACGCCAACGCCTTGCTGGAGTCCGAGAAGCACTTTCACTTTCAGTGGTCTCAGTGGCGCACCGCCATGGCCCAGGACATGATCGCGACGGCTCATCTCCGCATCCTCCGGCAGCGCTTCAAGGCTGACGGCTACTCGACCCCCACCCCTGAGCAGTTAGCCCTGGCTTGGAACCGTGGTTATGAAGGCGCTAAGTCCTACCACTTTGCCCCGAACGACTACGCCCTACGCGTTGCCAATCTTTTCCGCTTGTCCCAGCGTGGGAAGTGACAAGGGTCTTGCCCATGCACTTGCTCGTAGCGATCGACCCTGGCGTGAACGGTGGCATCGTCTGGTCGCTCGAGGGTGATCCTGTCGAGTGCGCTAAAATGCCCGGTTCCGATGTCGAGGTCTGCCAACTCCTCGCTGACCTCAGCTGCAAGGCTAAGGACGTAAGCGTCTACCTCGAGGAGCCTCCGCTCTTCGCGGGCAAGAACATCCCCGGCTCTGCCATCGGCAAACTGATGTGGAACACGGGCGTCCTCTACGGCGCCGCCGTTGCCATGGGCTGGAAGATTCACCGCATCCGTCCGGCCATCTGGCAGAAGACGCACACCTGTGGCACCAAGGGCGAACTGACCACGACCCAGTGGAAGAACAAACTGAAGGCACGCGCTGCCGAACTGTTCCCGACCCAGACCGTCACCCTATGGAACGCCGACGCCCTACTCATCTTTGACTCCGCCTCCCGCGGCGTCATCAACTAATCTCCCCAATGAAGAAAGACATCAAATCCCCCTCTGAGTACCGCATCATCGCCGACTCGTCCTACATCGTATTACCCGATCAGAAGGTCGCCCGCCTCCTGACCCCGACCGTCCGCAACGGCGTGACGTACTACAACCTCTTCGTGCCCGACTACACCAGGATGTCCCTGGCTGACATCGAGGCCACCATCAAGGCCGGTGAAGTCACCAAGGCCGCTGACAACACCAAATAATCTCCCACCATGAGCACCACGCCCAAATCCCAGACCCCCACCGCCGACCTTGTCGCCGCTCTCGCCCAGCTCGATAACGTCAAGGCCAACAAAGTGAACCCCGGCTTCAAGAACCGCTACGTCTCCCTCGACGCGCTGCTCGACGCCATCAAGCCCGTCCTCCTCGACCACAACCTGGCTCTGATCCAGACGCTCGTCAGCGAGGAAGGCAAGGTCGGCATCAACACCGCCTTTCTCCACGCCTCGGGTGAGCGCTTCGACTTCGGTCGCCTGATGGTCAAGGCCGAGGGTCTCGACGCCCAGAAGATTGGCGGCGCCATCACCTACATCCGCCGTCAGTCCATCCAGACGGCTTGCGGTATCTCCGTCGACCTCGACGACGACGGTGCCGTGGCGGCCTCTGGGTTCCGTTCTGCGGCCTCTTCCCCGTCTGCCCCTGCCTTCTCCCCCAACCCCCGCCCGTTGACCAAATGAGCCAGCCCGACCCCTTCGCGTTCTTCAACGCCGCCGTCAAGGCCGCCGAGACCCAGAACGAATTGCTCGCGGCCAACGCCCGCATCAAGCAGCTCGAGGAACGCCTCGAAGCCCTCCGCGAGGCCGGTGACGACATCTGGTACTGCGTCCGCCACGCCAAGACCGTCCACCCGCAGGAACTCATCGAAGCCATCGAGCACTGGCAGGAAGCCCGTAACGATGGCTAACAACGAAGAGTTCTGGGCAGCCGCTTGCCGGTCCGCCGAGGCCCGCTGCGAGAACCAGCGCCAGACCATCGCCGACCTCCGTTATGCCGGAAACGAGATGGCCCGCATGCTCCGCGATCTGGCCGAGTCCAATCAGCTCGACGCTATTTCCAGGGCTTGCGTCATCGCCTCCGCGGCCCGCTGGAAGGCCACCATCCTCGGAGAATGAGCAGCCCTACCCCCGCTGGCATCGAGCGCGTCGCCCGAACCGTCAAGGGTCAGTACGCCCTGCTCCTCCTCCTCGACGGCTACCCCTACGTCGAACTGACCGCCCGCAAGCACGCCGACTACCTCTCCGACCTAGGCCTCTGGAAGCGCAAGACCCATCCGTCCCTGGCACGATCACAAGTCCGCTTCTTCACTGTTGACCCAATAGGCACTCTCAAGGAACTTACCTTCAACCGATGACCAACCGCGACAATATCAAGCGCCTCGTGGAGAACATCACGGGCTCGTTAGCCACCGTCCAGCACATCGCCGGACGTTATGAACAGCACG